GACGATGGCATAGAATTCTGAGGAAAAGATAGGGTGCTCTATTGGAGCATAGGGGTGCGCTAATAGAGCACCATAACCTATCAGGTTAACCTAAGGAACGAGCCAAGAGGTAATAACTAGGAATCTAACTAGAATCTAACAAGTAAGTAAGAGTAGGGAAATGGACATGGATTTACGGGATTATCAGGAACGGGCCATAGCCCAACTGAGACAAGAACTGATCAACGGAAAGAAGCGGCCTGTGGTTCAAGCACCCACTGGCGCGGGCAAGACGGTCATTGCAGCAGCTATCGTTGAAATGGCACGGGCCAAGAACAAGACCATCATCTTTACGGTTCCGGCCCTGAGCCTGATTGACCAGACGGTTGAACGGTTCAAGCAAAACGGGATTTACGATGTTGGGGTGATGCAGGGCCGTCATGAACTCACAGACTATCGTATGCCTGTGCAAGTCTGTTCGGTTCAGACTTTGGCGCGTAGGACTATCCCCCGTGCTGATTTGGTTATCGTTGACGAATGCCATGTCATGTTCAAGCTGTATGACGACTGGATGGCTGACCCTGAATGGACCAATGTCCCGTTTGTCGGCCTGACTGCAACGCCTTGGTCAAAGGGCATGGGCAAGAAGGGCCGCTGGGATGGCCTGATCATTGGCACAACCACCGAAGAACTAATTAACCTTGGCCATTTGTCTGACTTCAAGACCTATGCCCCGTCCCACCCTGATCTGTCTGAGGTCAAGACAATGGCGGGTGATTATGAGGTTAAGGGCCTTGGCGCGGCAATGGACAAGAAGAACCTTGTTGCTGACATTGTTTCGACTTGGCTGGAAAAGGGCCAGAACCGCCCGACAATCTGCTTTGCCGTTAACAGGCTTCATGCCAAAAACATCCAGAACAGCTTTATCGCTGCTGGTGTGGCGGCGGAATACATGGATGCCTTTACCGATTTGGCAGAACGGGCTGACATTGTTCGCCGCTTCGCCAATGGGGAAGCCAAGGTCATTTGCAACGTGGGGGTTTTGACCACGGGCTTTGATGCAGACGTTCGGTGTATCATCTTGGCGCGTCCTACAAAGTCACAGATTTTGTTTACCCAGATGATCGGGCGTGGCCTGAGAACAGCGGCAGGAAAAAGGTATTGCCTGATCTTGGATCACTCTGACACCACCCTTCGCCTGGGGTTTGTCACTGACATTAAACATGACAAGTTGGATGACGGCACAGCACGGCGAAACCTGAATGAGAAACCAGCGCGTGTCCCCAAGGAATGCCCGAAGTGTTCTTTCTTGAAGCCAGTCAAGGTTAGGGTTTGCCCCGCTTGCGGCTTTACGCCAGAACCTAAATCACAGGTGGAGGTTGACGATGGCGAACTTTACGAACTCACCAGAGACAAGAAACTTAAGACAACCGAAGCATCCCTTGACCAGAAGCAGCAATTTTATTCAGAGTTGGTCCTCCACGCTCATCTTAGGGGATACAAGCAGGGGTGGGCATCACATGCTTACCGTGACAAATACAAAGTCTGGCCAGCGCACCAGCTACATGACAGACCGGCCAGATTTATCAGCCCCGCCACCGATAGCTGGATAGTTTCCAGAAACATCCGCAAAGCTAAGGCAAAATCAAAAATAAACCAGATCGGGAGCGTGGCATGAGTCCGGCGGCAAAAATGGCACAAGGGCATTGGAAAACCATCCTGCCCCTGTTGGGAGTAGACGCTAGGTTTCTGAAGAACACACACGGCCCATGTCCGATTTGCAACGGCAAAGACCGTTTCAGGTGGGATGATCAAAACCAGATGGGCGGGTTTATTTGCTCCCAATGCGGCGGGGGTGATGGGTTTGATTTGGTCCAGAAGGTGACGGGCCAGAGGTTTGTGGAGGTTGCCAAAGCGGTTGCTGCCCTGTTGGGGACGCCCCAAAGCTACAGCCCCAAGCCCGTGGATACCGAAGAAGCCAAGAACAGGGAGAACATGCAACGCATTTGGGAGGCCAGCCAGCGGCCTTCAGAGGTTGGTCCGGTATCTGCCTACCTGATACGCCGACTTGGCTGTGTGTGGCCTTCCTTGTCAATCCGCGAGCATGTTAAAGTGTGGAGTGAAGGTGCATTTCACTTTGCAATGGTCGCAAAGGTCATTTCCCATGATGATCGGGCGGTCAATCTGCACCAGACTTTCCTAACCCAAGACGGTCACAAGGCAGGGGTTCAGACAGGCAAGAAGGTTATGGCTGGCAAGTTGCCTGACGGTTGTGCCATACGGCTGGCAAAGGCCGCGCCAGTGATGGGTGTGGCTGAGGGGATTGAATCCGCCATCAGCGCGGCCATTCTGTATGACATGCCAGTGTGGGCTTGTATTAACGGGGGCTTGCTGTCCAAGTGGATACCACCAGAGGTAGCAGAAGAAATCCACATCTTCGGTGACAACGATGCCAATTACACGGGCCAAGCCAAGGCATACCATCTGGCAAACAGGCTGGAGGTCCAGTTCAAAAGAAAAGTGACATTGGTTTTCCCGCCGATTGTCGGGCATGACATGAATGACGTTCACCGTGACATGATGCAGACGCGTGAGGTCTCTGAAACCTACCTACGGGTGGTCAAATAAAAAGGGGGCCGAAGCCCCCTTTTTAGTGAACCATGTCAGATGGTGAATCTTCGTCATCATCGCCTTGCAGGATAGCAAGGGCCTTCATAAAATCCCCAATGACCCTGATGGTAGCCGCGCCCATATTTTGGGGCGCAACGGTAGCTGTTAAAACATTAGCCAGCATCCAAACTAAAGAGTTAACACCAGCTTCTGTGCATTGGCCTTCTAGTAAGGCTGAAAACTTTTCGTTCAACTTTTCTGTTTCTTGTACAATCTGTGTGGTTGATGGTTTTTGATTGTCGGTCATGAAATATTCCTTTCAGTGTGCTTGCGAAAAAAGAAATTCACGGGCGGTGTCCAGAGAATAAAACCGCTCCACATTGTTTGTCACCTTAGACAAAGCCCTGAACCTGTGATCCCCCGTGGCACGGTTGACCCAGCCAAGGCATTCGCCCCGTTTCATCAGGGTCCAGACCCCTTCCTTGTCTTGGGTGAATGAGTAGGGCGGCAAATCAGCCTCACGGGTAACGGGTTCCAGCATATTGACCCTTTGATTAACAAACATGGTTTCAAGGAAGGATGATAAATTCAAAGGCATTGGCGCGTTCATTGTTGGTCCTCCCGAAGGATAATAGCCAAAACGGTTGTTTCTTCGTATTCGCCCTTGGGGTTATAATCCCGTTCAAGGCGGCGATAATTTTCAGATATATATTTAAGGGTTTCTTGTTCGCCCATTGTATCATCAATCTTAACATGGAATGTCTTGGTTCCAGTGTATTGCACTTCCACTTCGAAATATTTCTTAACCATTTTGATTCTCCGTTTCCAAATATCAATTACCAAACCATTTAACCGGACATATTGTCACTAGTCAAGCGGCTATTTTGATTTTGGTAAATTATTTTACCAACCATCAAATACCAAATACCAAATACCAAACGTGACCACCTTACCAAATACCACCTTACCAAATGGGTTCCGGCTCCTGATATGGTTTTCGGTTTCCAAACCCGCCCGCGCCCGCACGGATTCCTCCGGCGCGTGGCATGGCAAGAGGCCGTGACACAGGGTCCATGGCACAGGGTTCATGGCATGAGGGGCAGGGCAGGGCAGGGCAGGGGCTTGTCGGGCCTCATGGGTCAACCCCCGACAGGGCAGGGGCTGGCTGATTAGGCTGAGGACAACCCCCGACACGGCCAGCGTGTCGGGGGAGGGCTTGGGGGTCAATATTCTGAGGGCAAGAGCACTGTGGTGCTGGCCCTGTCGGACTCTGTGATGATCCACACAGTAGGGCCAGAGAACAGCTTATAAACCGACATGATGCGGCCCCCGTGCTTTAAGGAGTCCTTATTGGCCCCCTTGTCCTCGGGGCAGATGTCCCCCCAGTCCCCTGACATATGACGCGCCAAGAGCATCAAGGTCAGCACGGGGCTTTTGTCTTTAAAGTCAACCGAGAGGGCCTCACAGGCCCCATGGGTCATCAAGACTTGCCCGACAGGGAACAGAGGTCGGGGCAGACTCAGCGTTTCAAGGTCCATGTTATCCATGGGTTCAGACTCCTCTTGCGGGGCCTATTGTGGCCCGTTGACCCGCTCTTGCGGGGGGTTGCACGGTGCAACCTTTAAAGGGGTCAACCTGTGACCCCTTAGAAGGTTTCAGCGGCCCCCTCAGCCCCTGTTAAAGATCAGGGGAGGGATTGTTGCGTCATGGTCGGTCAAAAGGGTTGATACGACGGGCAAGAGGGCTTCAAAGGCCGACTCTGGGGTCTTAAGGGAATCGTCATCCATCATCATGGCCGAAGGGATGATGATCACGCCAGAGTCCACCTCGTCACGGTTCGGAGTCCCTGAGTTGCGATTGTCGGGCCGGAAATATGAGGGGGCATTGACCTCATAAACCCCAAAAAACAACCGACGGAAAAACGCAACATGTGCCAAGCAATAGGCCAAGCGGTCAAGGTCCACAGGGTCATGGGCCTCTTTCACTGTGGCCGTGTATAAGGCCCTCTCCTCTTTCTTGCCACAAGGGTTCGAACAGGCCCCTACGGTCAATTCAACCCGACAGTCACTGGACTCAAGAGCGTCAACGATTGACACAAGAGCGGCCCCATAATTTGTGAACCTCTCAGGGTCCATCATTGACGCAACCGACACAGTGATCAGCAACCGGACAATAGGCCGCGCACGTTCTTGAACAGGGGCATAAGCAACCATGCAATCGGGCAGGCCAGCGGCCGCAAGAGCGGGGACCGGATAGGCCCCCGCAACGTCATAAGTGAAAGAGGGGGACCGTGCGATTGAATTGCTGGCCGCAAGTGCTGACACGTTGCGGGTCATCTTGATCAGCCCGTCATGCCAGCCCGACACGGCCAGCGTCACGGCCTGTTCAAAGGTTTCCGTGCCATAGAAGTGCTTATCGCCTTTGGCGCGTGATTCCCTGTTTGCCCAAGTGCTGGCCTTGTTGGCCTCGGTCACAAGGGCTTCAATGGTGTCAAAGTGCTTTCTATGTGTGATTGTCATGGTCAACCCCCTCAGCAAGCAATCTTGGCGCGTGCGTCAGAGTCTAAGCCCTTATACAGGGCCGACTCTTGCACCTCAGCCAGCGGCCAGCCAGCCAGCAACAGCTTGACCCCGTTCATGGTTGCGCGGGGGCTGATCACATGACGAATCTTTTGCATGTCAGCCCGTGCGCGGCATTTGGTGACGAATTCATGCCATTGACGGGACACAGAGGCCGCTGTGGCCTCGTCAGTGACAGGGTTGACGGTTGCCATGGGGGGGGAGGTGTTGGGCCGTGAGAGGCCGATTAAAGCGGCCTCAAGGGCTGAGTCATAATCCCATGCAAGTGTGACGAAGCGGTCAAGACTTGCCCCGTCAAGTTGCAACCGACCGACGTATTGACGGTCAGCCCCTCGGCCGAAGGTGTTACAGGCCGCAACAGCACGGAAGTCAGCGTGACGCTTGACGGTCCCGTCGGGGAAGTCCATCTGGCCATTGGCAAGGGCCGCATTGAAGGCCAGCACGGCTGAGGGCATTGAAGCGTCAAGCTCGTCAAACAGAAAGATTCCCCCGTGCTCGTAAGCGTCACGGAACGCTGTTCGGATTGTCCGGCCCTGAGCGTCAATGAACCCTGTCAGCTTATAGGCTGAGTCAATGGCCCCTGTGAAATAAAAGGGGAGGTCAAGGGCTTCGGCCACCTGTTCGGCCGCTGTTGTCTTTCCTGACCCAGCAGGACCGACAAGCATGACGTTGACCCCAGCGTTGACCGCTGACAACAGCAGGGGAATCTTGTGGTGCATGAGACGGTCAGTCAGGGGCTTAATCCCTTTGGCTGTTGTCAGGTTCAAATTGACGGTTGCGGGTTTCCCTGAGTGTTGGTTGATCAGTGCTATGACTTGGGCTTCGGTCAGGCCCTGTTGCTGGCCCTGCTGGCCCATGGCCGTCATAAGCACATGCAAGGCCGTGGCAACGTCACCTGACACGGGGGCCGAAGGGGCAGGAATAGGATTCACAATGGCATGGGACATGGGGTCATCTTTCACGGTTGAAGGGGCAGGGATTGAATAGGGGGCTGGGTCAGTCTTGAATGAGCGGGCATGGGCCTCGTTAATGATTGTTGAAAGCACACGGTGCTGGCCCTCACTCATGCGGCCGTCTTGTTTTTGATATATGGTTTCAAATATCTCAGCGGCCTTTATCTCCGTGCGATACGACAAGTTTTTCTTGTGCTCTTGGAAGTGAGCAAACAGGTTGTCAGTGACTCCCTTGTCGTAGGGCTTGGGCTTGGGCTGGCCGTGAGGATTAAACAGCTTAACCGTGCCATAACGTGAGGGGTCAATCGGGGGGTTCAACTCAGCGGCCGCTTTAAGCATATCGTCAACCGACAGGGCCGAAGCGGTCAGGTTGTTCATCTGCCGATAGAAGTCCCATGAGGGATGGGAGGTGATTGCTTTACGGAAAGCGGCCCTTTGTTCGGCCGTGAAACGATACTGTGACATTCCTGTATCCTCTTATTGGGTCATGAATCAAAGCGCATCTTGGGCGCAACCCCTATATAGGCCCTCCGTGGCATGGTGTCAATCTGTCACCTATGAACCCTGAAACCCTTGTTTTATAATAGGTTCACAGGGAATCATGGGGGCAAACATGGCAAAGGATAACAGAGGGCTTGACCAAGAGGCCGCATCATTGGCGCGTCAAGAGGCGAAAGAAAAACGGAAGGCCGAAAGACGGGCTGAAAGATATGACTTCCAAAGGGGAGAAGAGTCCACCACATGGGAGGGAATAAGAGAAGGGGCAACCATGGCCGTGGCACAATATGCCAAGAGGGGAAGGCCTGCTGTTTATGACTGGATAGCAATAGAAGCTGAGATACTGGATAGGCTGGCCAATGGCCAGAGTCTCACTTCAATCTGTGGCCTTGATCACATGCCGAGTCCGGCTGTTATATATGTTCGACTTAAAGACTCCCCCTCTTTTGCTGAAACGTATTCCCGTGCGCGGGGGAACCTTGCTGACACGCTGTTTGATCAGTGCTTGGCAATAGCTGACGATTCCAGCCGTGACATGATTGTCAACAGTGACGGGTCAGTCACTCCCAACAGTGCGGCCATTGCACGGGACAAGCTAAGGATTGAAACCCGACTCCGCATGGCCGGAAAGATGTCATCGAAATACGCTGACAAGCCCTTGTTAGGGGAGGGGGCCAGCGTCACCATGAACAGCCTGACGGTCAACGCACGGGACATGGACCCGACCGACCGTGACAAGCTGAGGGCCTTGTTGGTTGCGGCCCGTGACAAAGCACAGGGGCATGCGATTGACGGCTGACATGTTAGTCGTTCACAAGCCCCTGATAGCATTCCTATTGCACTGCAATAAATAGGCTTCTAGTCCTGTTGCGCCGCACAAAAGAACAAAAGGTGAAACCGACCGCCAGCGGCAAAGTCAAGTGTGCCAAAGGGAATGACACAGGCGAGTCACAGAGGCCCCTCAGCGGCCTTCTCTGTGCGTTTAAATGCTATGGTAAATATTCCTAAAACCCCAACAAATTACGCACAATTCCCTGTTTGTTCACTGTCTGTTCTGGGTCTGTTTCCCTTTGTTCTAAAAGCACTTGGCATTGTCCTTGCATATGGCATCTTGTATGCCACAGTCCGAGCCAATGGGCCGCTGACATGCCACGGTCTCAGGCTTAGGACTCTGGCATGCCACAGTGTCAACCATGGGCTGCTGGTATCCCACAGTCCCATGTCACAGGACTCTGGCACACCACAATCCCTGCCATGACACGCTGGCATCTTGTGTGCCACCGTCGCAAATCTGGCATGGCAAATCTTGGCCCCCCTTCCAATACCACCCCATGCCCGCCATATAGGAAGGCCGCCCCGGGTTAGGTTCCTCCCCACCCAAATTCAAACCCCCACAAAATCCCAAATTCAAACGCGCAAGCACTTAGCTTTCAAATCCCACATACCCCCCCTACCAGCCAGAAAAAATTTCTGACTTTTTAAAGTAGGCCCCCCTTTTAGGTAGGGTCCCTTATTGGGTCCCCCTTTACCTCCCCTAGTGTTTATCTAGGTATATAGCATACTCCCCATAGCAGGGGTTTGACGTGCCAAGGGTTTACCGCAAGTTAGAAACATTACCCAGTAATATCAATGGGTTAGCACAAAACCAAGATAATCTCTTGGCGCGGTTATACCAATGTTACCCAAAGTTACCATGGTTTACCCCATGTTACCTCGCCAAAAATTTATGAACTTTTATGTATTTCCCCCCTTGCAATGGGGTAGTGCGCGTGTATAGTAAGAAAAACAGGAGGTGAGCATGATCAGGGTATTATCACTTGGCGCGGGTGTGCAATCCACAACCCTAGCTTTGATGGCAGCAAAAGGTGAATTTGATTTCATGATTGATGCCGCAGTCTTTGCTGACACAGGGGACGAGCCAAAAGAAGTTTACCGCCACCTTGAATGGTTACAGGGGCAAGACCTCCCTTTCCCCATTCATGTCACCAGCCGTGGCATCCTGTCCCAAGATTTCTTAAATGGCGTAGCTGAAGCGCAACCGCCCTTGACGGTCACAACCAAAAAAGGTCACGGGATGCTGCAACGTCAATGCACCCGCAATTACAAAATATACCCAGTTACCCGCAAGATCAGGGAACTGTGCGGCAAAGGGCCAAGAGCAAGTATGCCAGCTAATTCAGCAGAAGTGTGGATTGGCATATCAATGGATGAAATTTTTCGTATGAGGCCATCACGGGTAAGATACTTGGTAAACCGTCATCCTCTCATTGAAAAAAGAATGACGCGCCAAGATTGCCTAAAGTGGCTGGAGGCGCATGGCTACCCGCGTCCGCCAAAGTCTTCTTGTTGGCACTGCCCATATCAATCTGTCTCCCAGTGGAGAGACAAAAGAGATAACCAGCCGGAAGAATGGAACAAAGCAGTGGAGTTTGACAAAGCCGTCCGTAATTCTATGGAAGGGAAATTGAAAAATGCTCCGGCGTTTGTTCACACATCCGGTGTGCCGTTAGACGAAGTGGACTTATCTACCGCTGAAGACCACGGGCAAATGAACTTGTTCAACAATGAATGTGAAGGAATGTGTGGAGTTTAAGTATTTCCCCCCTTGCAATGGGGACACACATGAGTTAGGTTGTCTTTAAGGGTTAGCCACCCCCCGACCACTGGTGATAGACATAACACCGTGGCGAGTAGAAATCGGGTAACGGTAGCCGCTCTGTTGGGGACTTATCCCAGATAAGCCCGTCACAACCAACATCGGCGTTAAGCTGGCTACGGAGGGTTGATTGCCACGGTCGAAATGCCAGACATGCTACCCAAGCCGTGAGGGGTATGCACTTACAAGGGGGGTTAGGTATGGACAAGATAGAAGCTGAACAATGGAAAAAGTTAGCCATAGATACACAGAATGATTTGCGTAAAGCGACAGATTTAATCCTTAACCAGCAAAACGACATAAGGAAGCTAATCCAAGAGCGGGATAAATTGATGTCTGTCATGGCGCGTATGGCAGCAGTCAGTGAGAAGCAGGATGCTATGCTCCAACAATTTTATCCAGAAACTAAAGTGCAATGAGGGGCGAATGATGGACATTGTAGAACGGTTAGCACAACAGGCCGCTGAAACCATTAACGGCGGCGAGTTTAATGACGGCAAGTGGTACACGGAAGGTCAGCGTCAAGCATGGCGCAAAGCTATGGCACCAGCCGCTGACGAAATTGCACGGTTGCGGAAAGAAAATGCAGAGTTAAAAGAACTTTTACAGGCAACGGTGGATTATACTGGTGCGGTTGCAAGTTCACCCAACATTAGTTTTTATCCGTCTCCTAAATGGCATTTGGTAACAAATGGGGCAATTCAAGAAATTACCATTGGTAAAACAACAGGGGATGAGTGATGGACATTGTTGAACGGTTGCGTGATGAAGCAAGCATGTATGATGCAGACGATGTTGACCTGCATTTAGATGCCGCTGACGAGATTGAACGGTTGCGGGAAGACGCCAAGAAAAATGCCAAATACATGTTGGCGATCTGGCGCATGCGTCAGAACAGAGGCAACGAGTTTATGGAAGCGTTTGATCAGGCCGTCAAATTGTATGAGGACCAGCAAACCGCCAAAGCAACAGGTGGAGAGTGATCATCCAACTTGACCCCACCATCCCGATGGACACGCCGAAAGGGCCAGCCAAGGCGCACTTCATGATTGATTACGGGCAGGAACACCACCTGCTCTGGGTGTGTTTTACGGATGCAACGGGTGAATGCTGGACATGGCCCAACCCAAAAGTGCGGCTGCAAGAGAATGTATCAATGGATCAGATGAGGAAGAAATGATGGAATGGCAACCAATTGAAACCGCGCCAAAGGACGGGACTGAAATCCTTGTTTTTGACGGCAAGCAAATTTGGCTGGTGGACACGGAACATGAAATGTACCCAAAAGACAACGGGTGTGGATGCTGTTCATACAGTATCCATTATGAAGCAACTCACTGGATGCCGTCCCCGGAGCCACCCAAATGAGTGACATCAAATTAATGGCACTGCTGGTTGTTGCTGTCTGCCTTGGGTGGATGGGCGGTGCAATATGCGAACGGATGTGGGGGAAAGATGACCCTAGTTGAAAGATTGAAGGCTGCTCATTCTTTCCACGGCGACCCTCTTCACCGTGAAGCATGGGAAGAAATAGAACGGTTGGAAAACGAACTGTATCTGCTGACAACTGATTATAAACGCGTTGAAGTTAACTTGGGGGCTGGCTATGAAGAAGAAAATGAAGACTACTAAACTTTCGTTGAAAACACTGCTGGATGTCTGTGATAAAGTTGAAATGGGCGTGTCGTACTCCCACTTGGCGCGGTCTCTTGGTGTCCCGCGTCAAACTTTGGTGGACGATCTAAAAAGCCAAGGGTTTTACATTTTCAAGAACAAGTCGCAGAAACCACGGCCCCTGACAAACGGGTGGGAACGCCCTGCATCCGCGCCAAAGGACCGCACAATCCTTGGCTGGGTAGAAAAGCCCGCCATCACCATTGATGGCCAAGTTAACCGTGGCTACTACTGCACGGTAAGCTGGTTTGCTGGCAAGTGGGATGATGGGGTTGAAGACCATGACATCACAGCATGGAAAGAACTGCCGGAGCCGCCGCAGTGACAGGCGGGTTTGACTGGGCTGAATACAACCTTCAATGGCTGGTTGTGCTGGGGATGGTAACATTTGTGTTACCGCTGGCTTACACGGCTTACGAAATAATTATTGGCTCGGTTAACTGTGATGATGATGGCGATACAAAAAGATTTGGGGGTAAATAATGGCTGCACCAAAAGGGGCTTATGAGGACCGTGAAAAACGCAGAGCGCAAATGGTAGCTATGCACAAACGCGGTATGTCTAACGGAGCAATCGGCAGGGTCTTTGGAATACACAAGAACTCTGTCCGACAGGTATTAATCAGAGCATTGGGGTTAAACAAATGACTGGATTTCAAAGCAAGCATCGGTCGGCACAAGAAATTGAAATTGCCGAATTGAAAAACTCACTGGCTATAGCCAAGCAAAAGAAAGACCTGAGGGATGAATTTGCAATGGCTGCATTAATCGGACTTTTGTCTGACCCACACAATGGCACTCACAAATCAATATGTAGCAATGCTTATGATTATGCCGAAACAATGATGAAGGAGCGTATGAAATGATTGCACCAATCCTTGCCATCATCCTTGCCGCCGCACCCCTTAAACCATGCAAAGACATTGTTGCTTTGAAGAAAAACTGGGATGCAAACCAATGGTATATCCAGAAAACCCCTAACGGCCCGTGGTTTGCCGTTGATGATAAGTTTGTAACCGGATTGAAGTGTTTTGTGGAGAACGTGTCCTATGAAACAACCTGACTTCCACCCAGAGGATAAAGCGTCCCTGTTTTGGATTGTAGTTGTCTACTCTGCTATTGCTGGCATGGCATCATTCCTCGTCATGGGGGTAGGCCCATGAACGAACAGCAAATCCATTTCCTGAACAATTACGGGGAGTGCCGCTTGGAAAAGTGCATGTGCATAGACCCCGACAACCCACGGTTTGAAGGCGCATGGGGAGGATTGGCATGTCCTGATTGGGTTTCTATTGGCGCGTCTGAGATGAAAGACCTGATTGACCGTGCCAAAGCCACATACCGGAAAGCTGACAACGATGTCAAAGTTTAAGCAAAAATCTATCCCACCCAGAGCGCATCCTATTGTTCAAGCCATTTTTCTTGAAATGAACAACCAACGGATAACCTACGTTCAGCTTGCTGAGAAATCAGGGGTGGGGTTTAAGATGCTGGAGCGGTGGCGCACAGGGGTGTCGCCGCAGCTTCAGACGCTTGAACTTGTTTTATCTGCGCTAGACCTTACGTTAGTGACTATGAAAGAACACCATGATTGATCTAGACACACAAAATTTTGATATAGACAAGAACCTAGCTGAACTGGATAAGGCTGACTCTGAGGACAGCCTTTACTTTTTTCTGCGTAAGGCGTGGCGTTACATTGACTCCAGCCCGTTTACAGAAGGCTGGCCCATTGAAGCCGTGGCAGAACACCTTCAGGCTGTAGCAGACGGTGACATCAGGCGGTTGATCATCAACATCCCGCCCCGCTGCTCCAAGTCGTCTTTGACATCTGTGGCGTTTCCCGCTTGGGTGTGGGCGCAACCGTGGAACACGCCGACATCTGGGCCGGGGACGCAGTTCCTCCACGCCTCATACGCACAAAGCCTGTCCCTGCGTGATTCGGTAAAGTGCCGCCGTTTGATTGAAAGCCCTTGGTATCAGGCCCTTTGGGGCGAAAGGTTTAAGTTAACAGGTGACCAGAATACTAAAACCCGCTTTGACAACGATAAAAATGGGTCTCGCTTGGCAACTTCGGTTGGGTCGGCACTCACAGGGGAAGGCGGAAGCATCATCGTCGTTGATGACCCGAATGCCGCACAGGAAGCGTTTTCGGAAGCCACCATTGCATCAACCATTGAATGGTGGGATTCCGCTCTTTCAACGCGCCTTAACAACCCTAAGACGGGTGCTTTCATTGTTATTCAGCAGAGATTGTCGGAAGAAGACCTCACCGGTCACATTATGTCCAAAGATGAGGGTGAATGGACCCATCTTTGTCTCCCAATGCGGTATGAATGGCGTAGACATAGTTATTCTTCGTATGGTGACACCGAATGGCATGACCCAAGAGGTCTGGATGACGCAGGAGAACCGCTGGTTATTGTAGACGAAAGCGGTGAACGGGTTCCCGTCAGCATTGATGCAGAGCTTGAACTGGAGAAAAGAGAGAATGATCTGCTCTGGCCCGAGCGTTTTGGGGAGCAGGAAGTCACTGTCCTTGAAAAACAACTTGGCCCTTGGTCTGCGGCGGGCCAGTTGCAGCAAAGGCCCGAGCCAAAAGGCGGCGGTATCATCAAACGTGAGTGGTGGCAGACATGGGACAATGCAATTTACCCCAATATGGACACCATTATTGCCACTTTGGACACCGCATACACGGCAAAAACCGAAAATGACCCGTCAGCTATGACAGTTTGGGGAGTTTTCTCCCAAGATGTCAATTCGGTAGCTCCTCCGGGCATGGCTGCGGGTCGGTATGGCAACCGTGTGGAAATCTTTAGGCAGCAAACAGAGACAAATCCACGCGCCATGATGATGTATGCTTGGCAAGGGCGGTATGAATTGCATGATCTGGTCACAAAAGTGGTCCAAACTTGCAAACAATTCAAAGTTGACGTGGTTTTGATTGAAAACAAGGCCGCTGGCTACTCCGTGGCGCAGGAAATGAAGCGTTTGTTTGGCTATGAGAAGTTTGGCATCCAGATGTATGACCCAAAATCCCAAGATAAGCTGGCGCGGTTATACTCTGTGCAACATTTGTTCGCCGAAGGGCTGGTTTATGCCCCTGTTAGACAATGGTCTGAGATGGTAATCACCCAATGTGGTCAATTCCCCAAAGGAAAGCATGACGATTTGGTGGATACGGTGTCTATGGCCATGCGCCATCTGCGTGACACGGGGATTTTGGTCCGTGGCAGTGAATGGGCCTCTGAAATGGAAAGCGGCATGACCTTCAGCGGCAACAATAACTCTGGACCGCTATACCCAGCTTGATTTTTAAGGTTATGTCACTGTAATCTGCTACAAAAGGAGACGATATGTCACAGATTTTAGCAAACGCCATTGTTGATGTCATCAAACCATCAACGCCTAACGGCCTTGGTAGCTTTAAGGTAGAAGTCTGGGGCATTGCACCCTATGATTACGTTCGGCACTATGAAATCCAAGCAAAATCCGATACAATGGCGGCACAGCAGGGCATCCAAAGGTTTGTCACTGAAATGGAAAGCCTTAGTGATAAAGGGAACTAACCATGAGTTTAGTGCCGGGCCTTGTGCCGAATATCCGTCTTGACCAGCAAGAACCAGACGACATTGGCGCGGCTGATGTTGAAGTTGAAATCATTGATGATGGTGAAGACCAGCCCACGCTTGACAGTGACGGCAACATTCTGGAGATCAAACACCCGGATGGCTCCATAACCATTTCTTTGGATGGCAAACCTATCAATGACCGTAAAAAGAAGTCGGATAAGAATAACTGGTTCCGAAACCTTGCTGAAGACATTGAAGATCAGGAGCTGCAATCTATTGCATCTGATCTGTTGCGCGGTGTGGACGATGATCTGCAAAGCCGCAAGGACTGGATTGAAGATCGGGCGCAGGGGATTAAGCTCCTTGGCCTTAAGATTGAAATACCGGGTGTGGCTGGCGCGTCTGACGGTGCGCCGGTGGAAGGAATGAGCAAAGTCCGCCATCCATTGCTGTTGGAAGCCGTTCTGCGCTTCCAAGCCAATGCGCGGTCTGAACTTCTGCCAACTGACGGCCCTGTCAAAATTCGTAATGACAGCAACTTTGCAACTCTGGAACAGGATCAACTTGCCAACGCTTACGAGCGTGACATGAACCACTACCTGACCAGCACAGCCACGGAATATTACCCTGATACTGACCGTATGCTACTCATGCTGGGCTTTGGTGGTTCGGCATTTAAGAAGATTTATTTCTGCCCTCTGAGGGGCCGCCCTGTTTCTGAAAGCGTTGATGCAGACGATCTGATTGTAAACAATGCGGCTACAGATTTGCAGAATGCCAAGCGCGTTACGCACCGTGTGCTTATGCGCCCTAGCACGGTCAAACGCCTCCAAATTCTTGGGGTTTACCGTGATATTGAACTTCAAACTCCCAAATCTGTTGATTTAGACAGCTACAAGCGGGAGAAGAACGCACAGCAAGGAATTAGCGATGATACGTTCAATCCTGATGACCGTGACAGAGAAATTTATGAATGTTACTGCGAACTTAACATCAAAGGTTTTGAACATACTTGGAAGGGTAAAGACACTGGTTTGGAAATTCCGTACCGCGTCACCATTGACGTATCTTCACGGGAAATTCTGTCTCTTGTCCGCAACTATGACAAGGATACTGAAGAGCTTCCTGAATCTCGTCAGACGTTCGTAAAGTATACCTTCGTCCCCGGCATGGGTTTCTATGACATTGGGTTGCTGCACATTCTTGGCAACACTACCAATGCCATTACGGCTGCGTGGCGTGAACTTCTGGACGCTGGGATGTATAACAACTTCCCCGGATTCCTTATGGCAGACACGGGTGCGCGTCAGAACACCAACATCTTCCGTGTGCCACCCGGCGGCGGTGCGTTGGTCAAGACTGGCGGTATGCCAATCAGCCAAGCCATTATGCCATTGCCATATAAGGAACCTTCTGGCGCGTTGATGAACCTCGTCAACAACATGGCAGAGACCGGTATGCGGGTAGGTGGCACATCTGAAGCCGTTGTAGGTGAGGGCCGCGCTGACGTTCCTGTAGGAACCATGCTGGCACAGATTGAACAGGCTCAGAAAGTCTTGAATGCAGTGCATAAGCGTATGCACACGGCGCAGGCCAGAGAATTCACCCTGATTTCCCAGTGCTTCAAAGAAAACCCGGAGAGCTTCTGGCAGCGCAACCGCCGCCCTAACTTCCCGTGGTCGGAAGAAACGCTGATGAAGGCTCTGGATGACGTTGATCTGGTTCCACAGGCTGATCCGAACACCGCCAGCCAGACCCAGCGTTTGATGAAGGTGGCTGCTTTGAAGCAGTTGGTCCAATCCAACCCTTCTTTGTATGACCCTATTGCTGTAGATACAGCGGCCTTACAGGCTCTTGGCTGGTCTAACCCGCAGCAGTTCATGGTTCCTGCCTCTGTGCAAGCTAATCCTCCTCCTGAGCTTGTCCAAGCAATGGCCAACATGGCTAATCAGGGCAAGGAAGCTGATGCCCGTGTGCTGGATGCACAGACACGCGCCAAACAGGTGGAAGCCGATATTGCTCTCACGCAAGCCAAGACGCAGGAAATTATGGCGAACCTTGGCGGTGGGATGCCCGGCTCTGAAGGTGGCGACAGCTTCCAAGATCAGGTCAAGATTGCAGAACTGAAGTTGCAGCATCAGGATATGGTACAGCGTTCTGAGGATGCGGCATTGGATGCGATCAACCGTAAACGTGACCGTGAGAGCCGTGAGCGTCTTGCGGCAATGCGCTTTGCCGAAACTGCTATGCAAAACCCTGCCAGCCTTAGCGTTGCACAACAGTTGATTGACCCAGAGATGCTTCAGCGTCTTGAGTCTACCGAAGACCCACTTGCCCCTACCCAGTCTCCGCAGGGAACGCTTGAATGACACGCTCCAGCAAGAAGATCAGTCGCACCATTAAGTTGGCGAAGCACACCATCCGCATTAAACGTGCAGACGGCGGTGAGACTGATCCAATGCTGGACAAGGATCAGGGCGTTACGACTTACGTTAACCCCTACAAAGATCAGGAAATTTCCGCAAAGCCGCCAATGCCCTTGGGGGAATACATCGCACGGAAAATTTTTACACCCAAGGATGAAAGCTATGGCGCGTCCGATCTTGGGGTTGTGCAGGGCATAAAACATCTTCCACAAGCGGCATTAGAAGCAATTCAATATCCCGGTGCAGCCTTAAAAGGTGAGTTAACCCCCGGATATGACCCGGAATTGAAGCAATTTGTAGGGATGACAAAATCTGGCATGGGTCCAACACAGGCTGCTGAAGTTGGTTCAGGCTTAATGATGACTGGTTCATTGCCGTCCATTGCTCGGGGCGCGTACAATCCCAATGTTATGAATGTCTTTGCTGGCCCGTCAGCTAAAACCGCTCGTAAGCCTATTGACTATACATCTGTCGCCAATGCGGTAGACGAAAAACCTAAATATCTATTTGGCACGGAAAGCGGCTCAACATACGCCCATTACGGGGATGCGTCCACAATCCGTGACAAAATGGCTCGTCCTGAACACCCCGGAGAAAGCGGCATTCAACCAAGGTCTTATAAAACCATTTTTATGGACCCGGAGCATATGAATGCCATTGGCTCGTTGGACCAAAACCACAACATCCCAACAAGGCTTGTCCCTGCACCTGACATGCCGGGCCATGTGGTTAACCAACTGACAGAAGATTGGGGTGGGTATAAAGCTGGGCAGTATTTTGCCCCCGCACCGTTTGAAACAAAGCCAAAAGTTGGATTGCACCCTGTAGAAGTATGGACAAACCCGGATACGGGCAACGCCATTACGCATTACGGCAACAAAATTACCCATGTGACGGAATCATTTGCTGACGGCGGACGTGTCGGCTTTGCTAATGGCGGCCCACCTTGGGATACCGATCTCAGTACAAACCCGTTTGATTATAAGCCGCCTCAAAGCCCTAATGTGCCATTGGCAAACATGGACTTGTATAAAGGCGCACCATTAAATCCCGTGCCAGACCCGGCAACCCCGACTCCGAAACCTCCAGAAGAAGTAGAAACACAAGGCTCCCGTCCAGATGGGTCTGGTGGGGGTAATGGCGGATTTGGCGGCCCAACTGCAAGTTTTTCATCTGTTCCCGGGCAACCTCAGGCTCAGACTCCATCATTAGCACAAGCACCTTCTCCTTCCCCGGATGAAGCTGCAACAACAGGCCCCGGAGGATGGCTAGCAGGGAAAATTCAAAGTATGGTTAACAACCCCGGCGCGGCAATAATTAATGGCATTGCAGGATTTGCGCCTATAGTAGGCCCGTTAAATACAGTGTCGGGTATTTTTGGGGGGCCTACTTTGGGCACTTTATTCAGCCCAGACAAAGCTAAAGCCGCGCCTGAAAAAACTACCCCCGGAAAAATTTCTGCAACTGACGAAGACATGGCAAATACCCAAAGTGGTTTGTCTGGCGGGAAAAGCGGCGGGTTTGGGGGGCAAGGAAATGTCAGCGGCGGGGGATTGAACACTAGCATTTCTGACGCCACAGGTCTTACTGGCAGCGGCCCCGGCGGAGCTGGTCCCGGCAACGCTGGTCCCGGTAATGCTAGCCCGGGTAATGCTGGCCCCGGCAACGCTGGTCCGGGCAATGCGGGACCCGGTAATGCTGGTCCGGGAGGAGCTGGTCCCGGCAGCACTGGAGCAACTGGAGCAACTGGCGCAACTGGCGCAACTGGGGCCACCGGTGCAACTGGTGTGACTGGAACTTCGGCTGACGCAGAAGCAGCCGCAGCCGCAGCGGCAGCCGCAGA